CGAAAGACCCCGCCGCCCGAACCGCCCGAACAGTCCTACGCGTCGTGGGCTATCGAACAGGTTCGCAAACGCCGCGGTCCATGCCCGCACCTACGGACGCGCCCAGACATCACTGGCCGACACGGCGGTAAGCGGCGCTGTATCGACTGTGGCGAAGCGGTCGACGTGGAACCGTCGTCAACTGTCGCGAACCCCGAAAAATAATTTCTGTCGCGTACTGAAACGAACAGGACAGTCAGTCGCGAACTATTCAGGACGAACAGTCGACGACCCCGTAACGACACTGTTTGACACTGGTTCCTACTGGCTGTCTAGTAGCCAGCCATGCCAACCAAAACAGCGAAGAAGCTGCTACCCGCGCCCGACGCGGGCGACAGGGTTTACCGCGTCGAAGAAGTCGCCGAACTAACGGGCCTGTCGCTGTCGGGCGTTCGGAAGATGTTCAACGATGGACGCATACGAACAATCCACCTAGGGACACGGCGGGTCGTCCCAGCGGACGAAATGCGGCGGATACTCACAGAAGGCGTCTAGCGATGGACACGCTACGCGACGTCTTCACAGACCAGCCCGCCGAACAGCCGACGACGCTGTTAGCCGAACAGGACCGGATACGACGGGAACGCTGGACGGAAACACAGGCGACGCCAGTCGTCCCGCCCGTCGACCCCGCGCAAGTTGAACGCGACTACGAACGGCTGACCGAACGCCGACGCGCCGCACAGCTGGCGGCGGTCGCCCGACAGAACGCGGCGACCGCCCGACAGGTCGCCCAGTCGTTCGGCGAATACGGGCGAGCGTTCCGAAAGGTTGCGGCGACGAAAGGGTCGCCCGTCGACCATGCGGTATGTCTGTTCCTGGCGGCGACCTGTGAAGAACAGGCGGACGAATACACGCGGCTACAGGACGAATCGATGAAGACCGCAGACCGTCAGGGGTCGATATGAAACCCGTCGCCTACACATGCCCGAACTGTGGGCGAACCGTTCCCGACTGGTACAAAAACCACGTATGCCTACCGCGTAAAAAGGATTTCGACCGCGCCGCAAAAATCGACCCGGGCGTCGCCCTGGCGAAACGACTGGCGGCGAAATGCTGAAGACACCTGACGCCCTACGCGCTGTCGGGAATCGCATCACATACCGACAGCTGGACTACTGGATTCGGACAGGCGCTATCACAATCGGCGACGGGCGACGCCCAGGGTCAGGGAACCGCCGAACGTTCACGCCCGCCGAAATCCGCGCGCTAGTCGAATTCGTGAACGCCTACGAAATGCATTCCGACATGACGCGGCTGTTCGCTGACGGGTCCGTGTGGGAAAGTTGCATGGAACGCCAGCGGCTACATGTCATCCCTGGCGGTACGTCGTGACCCGCCGTATTCTCGCGTTCGCAGGGTTCGTGGCTGTCAGCCTGTTAATCCTCACTTCGACCGTGGCCCAGGCTGACAGCCGCCCAGCCCGTCCCGGCGATGTCGGGGCGCAAGTATCGCGCATACAGCGACAGCTGGCCGCAGACGGCTACACAGTGGTCGTAGACGGGCGATACGGGCCACAGACGACACGCGCTGTTCGCCACTGGCAGAGGGCGAACAGGTTAACCGTCGACGGGGTCGCAGGACCCGAAACGCTGGCGTCGCTACTGCCAGCCACAGCGGGCGCGCCTGCGGTCAGGGTCGACCCGCCGACGATGACGCCCGAACAAATCATTCGCGACGTGTGGCCCGACGACAGCGAAGACCACGCGGTAGCCATTGCGACCCGTGAGTCGCGGCTAATCCCGACAGCGCGGAACGCGTGCTGTTACGGACTGTTCCAAATCAACTGGCCCGCGCACAGGTCATGGCTGGCCGCTGTCGGGGTCACGTCGCCCGCGCAGCTGTTGGACGCCCGCACGAACGTGAACGTCGCCCTAGCACTATTCACGGCGGCGGGCTGGGGACCCTGGGCGCTATGAACACGGACGCGCACCCTGGCGACACGCTACTTATCTGTCTGAGTGACGGAATCACGGCCGAACAGGCGGACGAAATCAGGCGTCAGCTATTACGGCGACTTCCTGGTCTATCCGATGTCGTTCTGTTGCCAGCGAATCACGTCATGGTCTACCGCCCGTCAGGGGTCGACGAATGAACCCGGTAACCCTGTTGCTGTGGTCGCTGTCGGGCGCGACAGACCTAGTCGTTCTAGTCGTGTGCGCGCTGGCGATAGTCGTCGCGTTCGTCGTGTTCGGGGGTGGCTGGCAATGACGACGAACCGCGTAGTAGCGACGATGACAGGCGACGACTGGCACGAATGGCGGCGCGGCGGTATCGGCGGGTCCGACATCGCCGCCCTAGTCGGACTGTCGCGGTACGCGTCGCCGACGTCGCTGTACTACGAAAAAACTGGGCTACTCACCCGCGACCACGAAGACACAGAACGAATGCGAATAGGTCGCCGAATGGAAGGGCTACTAGCCGAAGAATTCGCCGACAGAACAGGTCTGTACTGTGTCGGCGCGCAGACCCTATGGGCGCACAAAGACCACGCGTTCGCCCGTTGCACACTGGACGGGTTCGCCGCCGAAAGCGACGACCTAGACGACACAGCGGTACTAGGGACCGTCCAGTTCAAAACAGACGGGCGGTTCGGCTGGCCTGACGGGGTTCCGCCGAACATACGCGCCCAGTGTGTGTGGGAAATGGGCGTAACAGGTCTGGCGATGTCCTGGCTAGTCGTCATGTTCGCGGGGTTCCGAATTCAGGTGTACGAAATCCCGTTCGACGACGAAGCCAAAACCGACTGGGAATTCATGCTGTCGACAGCGTCCGACTTCTGGGACCACGTCACGACAGGCGACCCGCCGCCGCCCGACGACCACGAAGCGACGACACGCGCCCTAGAAGAAATCCACGAACCAGACCCGACACAGGAACTAGACGCGACCGACACGACGCGTTACCTGGTTGACCTGTTACGCGCCGCGAAGGCGAACACGAAAGCGGCGAAGGCGACAGAAGACGCCCTATCGAACGAACTACGCGGGGTCCTGGGCGACGCCTGCGACCTAGTCGACGGCGGGCGGGTCATCGCGTCATGGCGACCACAGACCGCCCGACGATTCGACGTCGAAGCGTTCCGAACGAACTACCCAGACCTAGCCGACGTCTACACGAACGAAACGACATCGCGCGTACTGCGACTACACACAGCGAAGGGGAAGTAATGCCCACAGGAACCACAGTCGAAGCGGCGGCGAAGGCGGCGGGCGACGCGAAAGACGTCGCCCAGACTCACCTACAACATCTGCGAACCAGTATCGAAAAAGCAGAACCACAGTTCGCTATGGCGCTACCCGAACACGTCAGTTCGGGACGGTTCATACGCGCCGCGCTTACCGCGCTGAACGTCGTTCCACGACTCGCAGAATGCGAACCCCGTTCGGTCATCGCGGGACTAATGCAAGCCGCGCAGCTGGGCCTAGAAGTCGCCGACGTCCGCGGCCAGTGTTACCTGATACCGCGACGCGACTCGCGGGCGGGCGTGATGAAAGCGACATTCCAGCTGGGTTACCGCGGCATGGTCGACCTAGCCGCCCGTTCGGGAATCACAGTCACAGCCGAAGACGTCCACGAAGGCGACACGCTGGACTACGGATTAGGTTCGCGCCGCTACCTAGTGCATCGCCCGACGCTACGCGGCAACCGCGGCGACGCGTACGCCTACTACGCGGTCGCAACGTTCGCCGACGCCCGCGAACCCGAATTCAAAATCATGGGTCGTCAACAGATAGAGGAACATCGCGACAGGTTCGCCAGCACACGCGACGGGAAAGGGACCGTTACCGGACCCTGGGTCGAACACTTCGACGCCATGGCCCGCAAGACCGTGATACGCGCCCTACTGAACTACCTACCCGTGTCGGTCGAACTACGCGACGCCATACGCGCGGACGCTGTCGAAGCGACCACGAACGACCGCCCGCCGCCGCCCGAACTACCCGCGAACGTCGACGGGCTGACAGGTGAGATAGACGCCCTAACCGTTATCGAAGTCGACGAAAACCCGTCGTGAGTCTGTCGCCTACTCAGCTGTCGCTACGGGCGTTCCGCGAACTGGGTTACGTCGCCGAAGTCGTCGAACACTGGGTCAGCCAGCCGCCGCCAGGACACCGAAAAGACCTATTCGGATTCGTCGACGTGTTGGCTGTCGGCGACGGACACACGGTCGCTGTGCAGTGTACTAGCGACACGAACGTCGCCAGTCGCATTCGCAAAATCGCCGACATGGACGCCCTACCGAAACTGCGCGAAGCGGGCTGGGTCCTGGTCGTCCACGGCTGGAAGAAACAGGGCGGACGCTGGGTCGTCCGCGAAGTCGACGTGTCCTAATGCCCTACCGCCCGACGCCCGACGCGCTGGAACGCGACGCCCGAACACTGTTACTGGTTCTGGCTATCGCCCTGCGGAACATGGATCGTCTACACATAGCCCGCGGCGAAGAAGAAACCAGTACAGGTACATGCTGGCTACCCGAACAGGAACGCCCGCCGAATGGACGGTCGTAATGGCTGGCTGGCGATGGGCGCGACTGGACGTCGACTACTTCCAGAACCCGAAAATCCGCAGCGTGTCGAACGACGCGCGGACGCTTCACATCGCCGCGATTCTGTGGACAACGAAGTACACAACTGACGGACATATCCCGAACAGTTCGCTAACAGATGTCGAACAGGACGCGAACATAAGCCACTACTGGACGAAAAGAAGGGTCGCTGAACTAGCGGCGGCGCGGCTGTGGCTACCAGGCGACGACGGCTGGGAACTACACGACTACGCCGACATGAACCCGCAGGCGATGCGGGCAAACGTGGAACGGGACCGCGCCGCATGGCGTGAACGTCAGGCGCGCTGGCGAAAGTACAGGCTTGACGATGTCACGCCGTGACACGCCGAAATGTCACCCCGTTAGTCACGGGGACTACACGACACAACACAACACTTATGAGTACACGCGTAGACAACTAAGGGTTTTACGCGTACTCGCCCGCTGTGGAAAAGCCTGTGAATAGGCCGACAGGAAGGGGACCGAATGCCAGCGATACCGCGACGAAACCAGGTCACATGTCACTACTGCTACGACGTAATCGACATGGACGCCGAAACGACCTACCAGCGCGTACAGGGCTGGGCGAAGAACCGCGGCGGGCGCGGCGGAACAAACGCCCTAGCCCTACGACAAACCCAGCTGTACTGGGCCTGTCACATGTGCATAGACAAGCGAACAGCGGGACTAGCTAGCGACAGCTGGGAACAAATAGACCTGTTCGCCGAATGATGTATTCGTTCGCCTGTCACGAATGCGGGCGAACGTTCCACCGATACACGCGCATATCAGGACCGCCGCCGACGTACTGCTCAGCCCGCTGTCGCAAACGCGCCCAGCGTCGACGGGCGCAGGTAATTGCAAATGCAACGACATCTGTTGCAAATGCAACAATCGGACTACAGTCAGCCGCGATGACCGACACCCCGACCGAACCAGACCCCGTCGAACCAGACCCCGTCGAACCCGAACCAGACCCCGAACCCGTCGTCGACGATGACAGCGCTAACAAAGGCGGGTAGTACGACCCTGTGGCGAAAGATACGCCTGGTCATACTCACCCGCGACGGCTACGTCTGCCACTGGTGCCACGGCTACGCCGACACAGTCGACCACGTCCTAAGTAGGGCAGAAGGCGGGCAAGACACGCCAGAAAACCTGGTAGCCGCCTGTCGACGGTGCAACTTCAGACGGGGTGCAATTCTGGGCAACCAGCGACGCAACCAGAAACACGGGTCGTTTTTTCTGAACGCGAACCCCGCCCACACCCCGCCCTGTTCCCGGTATCTCTGTGAAACCCCTGGTCAGACGCTAGAAAACTCGAGGGTTTGGTAGGTGGTCGCCAGGTCTTGCCCTGGGTTACGGGGTTTGTCGCAGGGTCGCGGGCGGGTCGACGGTTTGGAGACTGTGGCGGCGCTGTTCGGTCATGGTTTGTATCCGTGGCAGTTGTCGGCGGGTCGTATGGGTCTGGCGCGACGCGGGGACCGCTGGCGTTACGCGGTGAACGTCGTGTGTGTCCCGCGCCAGTCGGGGAAAACGCGGTTCGACTTCCTGTTGTGTGTGGACCGCTGTCTCAGTCAGCCTGGCGCGCAGGTCTGGTATACGGCGCAGTCGCGGACGGACGCGGCGCTGAGGTTTCGTGAACTGGTTCGCCTGTTGCGCGGGTCGCCGCTGGTCGAAGACCGCCATAGGGGCGAACTGGGTTCGGGCGATTTCCGGGTCAGGTCTGGTATCGGCGACGAAGAGGTCGCGTTCGCGAACGGGTCACAGCTACGAATCTTCGCGCCCGCCGAAGACAGTCTTCACGGTTCGGTCACGGACCTTGTCGTGTTGGACGAAGCCCGATTTTTTGACGCCTTGCGCGGCGACGGTCTTATGGCCGCGGCGTTACCGACGCAGGCGACCCGCGACGGTCAGGTGTGGATTACGTCGACGGCTGGCGACGCAGATTCCGGGTTCCTGTTGCGTCAGCTGGAAATCGCCAGGGCGTCGCTGACGAATTCGGGCCATGTCGGTCTATGCGAATGGGGTATCGGCGACGACACGGCGTCTGGGGACCTTCTGGCGACCGTTTGGAAGTGTCACCCCGCCGCGGGTCAGCCTGGCGGGCCGCGTCGTGAGGCGTTGTCGGTCGCCGCGGACCAGATGCCAGCCGCCCAGTTCGCCCACGAATACGGGAACCTGTGGCGCACAGCGGGCGACGCGCGTGTGTTGTCAGGTGACGCCTGGGCGGCGATTCAGGACGACAGCGCGTTACCTGACGGTCGTCCCGTGTTCGCCGCTGACGTTCCGCTAGACCGCGGCGAGTCGCCGATTGTCGCGTGTGTCGACGGGGTCTGCGAACTGGTCGACATGGTCCCGGCTGTGGGCGTCGCGCCGCGCCTGTTGGAACTAGTCGACCGCTGGGACCCGCCCGCTGTCGTCGTCGACGCCGCGGGTCCCGCTGGAACGGTCGCCGACAAACTTCGCCCAGTCTGCGACCGACTAGTCGTGTCGACGACGCGTGACATCGCCGCCGCCTGTGCGATGTTCTACGACGCGGTCGCCGCCCGAACGGTTCGTGTTCGCCCGTCGCTGGTTCTGTCACAGTCCGCGGCTGACGCCCGCAAACGACAGGTCGGACAGTCCTGGGTTTGGTCGCGGGTCGACGGCGGTTCGCCGATTGTCGCCGCGTCGCTGGCGTTCTGGGGCTGGGACCGCGCCCGCACTATCGCCGCGAATCAACAGCAATGGGTCGCGTTCTAAGGGGTCGTCATGGGCTGGTTCAGTAAACGAAGCGCGCCAGGGTCGCCGATACAGTCGCCGCGGGCGACGATTCGCACAGCGACAGACGGGCGCGACGTTCTGTTGAACACGCCTGACGGCTGGGAAGTCGATCAGCCCTGGCTGTGGTTCACGGGTCCCGCGGGCGGCGGGCTGGGTCCGTTCGGTAATCCGCTGGTCGCTAGTGACAGCGACCCGTTCGGGCTGTCGAATCAGGCGGGCGTGTCGCGTTGTACGTCGATTATCTGCGACACGATTTCGGGTCTTCCGTGGAAAGTGTTCCGCGGCGAGTACACCGAACTTCCGACGCCCGCCTGGGTTATCGACCCGCAGTCGACACGGGTAGACGGGCGAGTCGTCGACCCTGGGCAAGTGTGGGAATCGCGTCTGTCGGCGGTCGAATTCTGGGCGAACTGGATTTGTGCGGCGCTGTGGTTCGGCGACGGCTACGTCTACGCGCCTGTTCGCGATTCGCAGGGTCAGCCACAGCCGCCGCTGTGGCAACTTCACCCCGCCGACGTGTCTATCGACGGCGGCGACTACTGGGTAGGCGATAACCGCCTGTCGCCTGGGTCTGTGATTCATCTTCGCGGGCTGTTGCCCTACTGGGACGGTCACGGACACGGGGTGATTACGACTCACGGTCCCGAACTGGCGTTAGCGGCGACTGTGCGGACGTACGCGGCGGGCGTGTTCAATTCGGGCGTTCCCGCGGGCTACCTGAAATCCATGTCGCCGACGATGACGCCCGACGACGCCGCGAAACTGAAAGCGGTTTGGCTGGCGCAGCATGGCGGCGCGAAACGGTCCATAGCGGTACTGAACGCGACGACCGAATTTCATCCGATTTCGATTAGCCCTGTTGACGCCCAGCTGACCGCGGCGCGCGAATGGTCGTTACGTGACATCGCCCTAGCGTTCGGGCTACCCGCCTACATGCTGGGCATCGCAGGCGATAACAGCACATACGCGAACGTCGAATCGCGAATGATCGAACTGAACCAGTTCACGCTGTTGCCATGGATACGCCGAATCGAAAGCGTTCTAGATAGCGAATTTCCCGCGGGTACGTCGCTGAAAATCCGAACACAGGGACTACTGCGCGCGGACACGAAGTCGCGAAACGAAAGCTACAAGCTCGCCCTAGATGCGGGCTGGCTGACCGTCGACGAAGTCCGCGCGCTGGAAGACCTACCGCCACTAGTGAACCAAGGGGTCGCGTAATGAGTAATTCCGAAATCGTGATGGAACTGCGAAGGGTCGACCCGACAGAACGGGTCGTCGTCGGGGTCGTCGCACCGTACGACGAAGTGTCCTACCTGACCCCGCACATCGAAGGGGAACGGATTATGCGCGGCGCGTTCGCGCGGTCTATCGCCCATCATCGCGGCGGGGTCCCGCTGTTGCGGAACCATTCGACCGACCGAAAGCTAGGCATGTCGACGGGCTGGGACGACACAGACGACGGGCTAGTCGGAACGTTCCAAATTAACGAAGGCGTCCACGGCGACGACCTGTTAGAAGATTGTCGAACGGGCGGGCTGGACAGTTTGTCGGTCGGGTTCCAAACGATTCAAGCGACCCGCGGCGAAGGCGGTATTCGCGAAATCCGCGAAGCGCGCCTAGTCGAAGTGTCACTAGTGGCCCTACCCGCCTACCAGGGCGCGGCGATGCTGGCGGTCAGGTCCGCGCAGTCGCTCGACGACATTCTTGCCCCGTTCCTGAACCGTCCCGACGTGAACCTAGACCCGTTGCCAGCGATCCTGTACAGTCACGTCCGCTAGTAGTTGCAAATGCAACTACCCGCCTAACTGAATCCGCGGCCCGCATTAGCCCGCCCGCTGGGGACTAGGCACCTGACGACGGTCAGCCCGCCGCCCAGACGGAAACACCTGAGGCACCCGCGTTACCGAACCCCGCTGGGGTTCCTGACGCATGGGAGAACCACAGGTGAAACACGTAACACAGCTAATCGAAGAACGCGATTCGATTACCAGCGAAGTCAAGGCGTTGACGGAACGCGCCGCCGCGGAACAGTCGGACCTGACGCCCGAACAGCTGTCCTATATCGGGACACTTCAGGAACGCGCTGGGAAGATCGACGCCCAGCTAGTCGAACACTCAAAAATTCTGGATTCGCAGCGGTCCTACGCGGACCTGTTGACGAAGCTGGAACCCCGCGAAGACCAGGCGAAGCCGGAACGTCGAAACGGGGTACAGAACGTCGAAACGCGTTCGTGGGGCGACCTGTTCGTCGAATCAGACGCGTTCAAGAACTACCGCGGGGCGGGTAGGTCACAGCCCGCGACGGTCCCTGGGCTGTTTGAAAGCCGCGCCGCGATCACGACAGGCGACGGGCTGGTCGTCCCGTACGTTTTCTCGCCTGTCGCGTACACGTACGCGACGCCGCTCATGTCGGTCGTCGGTCATATCACGACGGGGTCTAACGCTGTCGAATACGTCCGTTGGACGCCGAACCCGCAGGGCGCAGCGACAATCGTTCCTGAGGGTCAGCCGAAGCCCGAAGCGGTTATGAACGCGACGCCGACGTCGAAGACGCTGGACACGTACGCCCACTGGAAGGGAATCACGCGCCAGGCGCTGGAAGACATTCCGCAGATTCGGTCGATTATCGAAAACCGGCTGAAGCAAGGAATCATGGTCGCGCTCGAAAACGCGGTCGCCGCCGCCCTGGCGGCTGACGCAGCGATTCCGCCCGCGACCGCCCCTGTCGGCGGGTCGCTGACAGAAGCGATTCGTGTCGGCATCGCGACTGTCCAGTCGGCTGGGTTCGCGACCCCGAACGCCGCGCTGGTCAATCCTCAGGACGCCGCGGGAATCGACATCGCGATGATGGCGGGGACCCTGAACGGGGCGAGTCTGAACGGAACCCTGTGGGGAATCAAAGTGATTCCTGTTCCTGGGCTGGCGGCGGGGACCGCGTACGTCGGCGACTTTTCCGCAGGCGTCCAAATCTTCGACCGCGGAACGACGTCGCTGTACATGACCGACAGCCACGGCGACATGTTCATTTCAAACATCGTCCTTCTGTTGGCCGAAATCCGCGCGCTGGTCGCTGTGACCGAACCCGCGGCTATCGCCGAATGTTCAGTAGCGGCTGGTCCGTAACGCCATGCCCGCGACCGTCGTTTCTGTGCGAATTCATCTGGGCGTCGACCCTGCGTCGACGGTCGACCAGGACGCATTAGAGGCGGCGGTCGCTGCGGCGAACGACGTCGTCGTCATGTGGCGACCTGACCTGACTACGGACCCTGGCGACGGGTCCGTGTTGCCGACGTGGCCCGCCCGTGTCGACCAGGCGGCTGTTATCGAAGCGGCGCGCCTGTACGGGCGTCGCGGAAGTGTGCAAGGCGTCGCCGCGTTCGCCGACTTAGGCGTGTCGCTGTTACCGCGCCTAGACCCCGAAGTTCGTTCGCTGTTGGAACTGGGCGAATACCAGCGTTCGGTAGTCGCGTGACGACGCCAGCGTTTGACCGCGGGTTAGAACTGGTCGACAAGTTGAAAGGCGCGGGCATTACCGCCACGGTCGACCCGCGGTCAGCGACCCCGCCGTGTGTGCTGGTTGGCCCGCCGACGAAACGGTACGACGTCGGCTGTGGATTTACCGCCGAATGGCAACTCATCGCGCTGGTCCCTGGGCCTGGGAACGCTGACGCGTTCAAAGCGCTGGACGCGCTCGAAACGGCGGTCGCCGAAGTCCTACCCGTGACACGTTCGACGCTGACCCAGTACAGCCTGACGCCCGACAATCCGTCGCTACCCGCCTACCGAATCGAATACACAGAAGGGGTCTAACCATGATTACTGAGTCACGACTAAAGGACGGAATTCTGACGCTGGGGTCCGCGCCAGGAAGCGACTTTTCGTGTCAAGTCACGAACTGCCGAATCAATTCCAGCTACGACGACGACGGCGACGCGGTCGAAACGCTGTGCGGCGACACGATTCCGCCAGGGCGAAAACTGGGCGGGCGGGCGCTGGCTGGAACCGTCATACAGGACTGGTCTGCGGCGACGGGTTCGTTTATCGACTACTGCTGGGATAACGACCTGACCGTCGTTCCGTTCAGTTTCACGCCAGCGACAGGAACCGTGTTGACGGGCGACTGTCGTATCGAAGTGCCTAGCGAAACGTACGGCGGCGACGTGAACGTTCGCATTACGTCCGACTTTGAATTCGGGATTATCGGCGACGTCGTCCGAACGCCTGGCGACACATGAGTCAGGGCGAACTGACGATTCAGGTCGAAGGCCTAGCGGAACTGGCGCGCACGATGAAACGCGCAGGGGTCGACATCACGGAACTGAAAGACGCCCACACACGCGCCGCGCAGATAGTTGCCGACAGGGCGACCGCGCTCGCGCCGCGACGGTCGGGTCGACTGGCGGGCAACGTTCGCACAGCGAAACAGGTTCAGCGGGCGCGCATCATGGCGGGGTCCGCGGCTGTCCCGTATGCGGGTCCTATCCACTGGGGCTGGCCCGCCCGCCATATCGAAGCGAACCCGTTCATATCGAACGCCGCCGTCGAAACCCAGGACCAGTGGCTGACCGCGTATCAGGAAGATATTCAGAAGGCGTTAGACACGGTGAGGGGTACGTAATGGCGTGGCAAACGTTGCGCGTTCAGCTGAAAGGCGAAGACCCTGTGATCGTTCAGACGAACGCGCGTGACTGGGCGGCGGTCGCTATCGACCCGAACAGCCCGAAGGCGCTGGACATGACTTTTCGTGTCGCCCATCACGCCATGCGACGCCTGAACATGGACAACGTTCCGCGCGATTACGACGGGTTCCTAGAAGTGTTGGACGCCATTCCCGAAACGGTCGAAGACGAAGACGCGCAACTGTTGGACCCTACCCAGCCGGATCGTTAGGGCATACCGCCGTGGCCCTAGCGATTCGCACAGGTGTACCGCCCGACGCGTGGCTAGAAGACACACGCGCCCTAGTGACCGCCGTCGAACTGTTCAACGAAATTGACCGGAAGCGACGCTAGTCATGGCCGCGCCCGCAACACTGAAAATCGACATCATCGCCGACGCCACGAAGGCGTTAAAGGCGATGGGTCTGGTCGAAGACAAAGCGGGTTCGTCGAAACTGTCGGGACTGGGCAAGACAATCGCGGGCGCGCTGGGAACCGCGGCGATAGTCAGTTTCGGGAAAGCGTCCGTAACCGCCGCCCAAGAATCAGCCGTCGCGACCGCGCGACTAGACAGCGTGTTCGCGGCGATGGGCGACACGACAGGGAAAGCGTCGAAAGCGGCGCAGGATTACGCGTCGTCGCTGTCAGCGAAAATCGGCGTCGACGACGAAGCAATCATGGCGGGTCAGGCGCAGCTGGCGACGTTCGCCGCGGTATCGGACGCGACCGCCCGACAGGCTGGAATTTTCGACAGGGCGACCGCCGCGGGCGCTGACCTAGCGGCGACGGGGTTCGGGTCTATCGAATCGAACGCGGTACAGCTGGGCAAGGCGTTACAGGACCCGACGAAAGGTCTGGCCGCGCTGGGTAAGTCGGGCGTGACGTTCACAGACGCGCAAAAAGAGTCGATTAAGGCGATGCAAAAATCGGGCGACCTACTCGGGGCGCAGAAGGTCGTACTGGGCGCGGTCGAATCACAGGTGAAGGGGACCGCCGAAGCGACCGCGACGTCGACCGCGAAAATGTCGGTCAAGTTCGGCGAACTACAAGAAACGATCGGGAACAAACTGCTACCCGTCATCGACACGGCTGTCGGGTTCTTCACGAAGTACATGGATCTTCTGATACCGCTGGGCGGGATCATTCTGGGTGTCGTCCTGGCTGTGAAGGCGTACGAACTTGCGTCGAATCTGGCGGCGGTCGCCCAGGGCGTGTGGAACGCCGTACAGGTCGTCTTTAACGCGGTCATGGCCGCGAACCCGATATTTCTGGTCGTTCTGGCGATAGCCGCGCTGGTCGCTGGAATCGTCATCGCCTACAACAAAGTCGGCTGGTTCCGTGACTTTGTCGACGCCGCCTGGGACGACGTCGTAAAGGCGTTCGACATCTTGAAAGACGCGGCTATGGCTGTGTTCAACTGGATCAAACAGAACTGGCCGCTACTACTCGCGATTCTGACTGGCCCGTTCGGGGTCGCGGTCCTACTCATCGTCAACAACTGGGACTCGATCAAGGCGGGCGCGACAGAAGTCTGGCAATGGGTGAAGGACAAGTTCGACGCGCTGTTGTCGTTCTTCCAAGGGCTGGGGTCGAAGGTGGGCGACGCTATCGGCGCGGTCGTCGACTGGATAAAGAAGCCGATACAAGCGGCCATAGAAATGTACGACGCGGTCAAGGGGAAGTTCGACGACCTGGTTTCGTTCCTGGGCGGTCTGGTCGACAAAATCGGCGGGGTCGTCGGGCGAATCGTCAGCGCGTTGAAAGCGCCGATCAACGCGTTTATCGACGGCTGGAACAACCTCAGTTTTTCGGTCGGCGGCGGGTCCGTGTTCGGAATCGACATACCGAAAATCTCAGTCGATACGCCGAACATTCCGCGTCTCGCCCAGGGCGGAACCGTCCTGCGAACAGGTCTAGCCCTAGTCCACGCGGGCGAACAGTTCAGCGGGGTAGGAAAAACGTTCGGCGCGCAGACCGTGATAAATCTTCACGTCACGACGACGGGTCTGGGCGCAGACTCGCCGCAGATACAGCGGGCGGTCGTCAACGCGATACGCGGTCACGTCGGGCGTAACGGGCCGCTCGACTTCGCTGTCAGAACGGGGTCCTAGGTGCCTGTCTGGCGTCCTGGCGACGCGTGGCCCACTACGACGCCTGGCGGCGCTGTATCGCCTCACTGGGGCGGTTACACGAAGCTGTACGTACGCGCCGCTATCGGCGCTGGGAATTCGTTCCACATGGGCGCACACAACTACGACCGCCTGAACGCTGGGAACGTGTTAGGCGGCGGGACACCCGCGCCAGGCGGCGACCTGTGGGTCGATATCGCCTGTGACGTTCGCGATATCGGCGTGATAACTGGGGCGACGACGTCGCAGGGCATTCTGTCGAAACCCGACGCGGGAACCGTGACCGTCACTATCGCTGACCCTGGCGGTATCTACGACCCGCTGAACCCTGGCGGACCATTCGCCTACGGCGGACGGTCGCGACTGATACCAGGAACACCGATAGAGGTTTTCGCCGAAGTCGTCGACGGCGACACAGCCGCCGTATCGACTCACTACCTGTTCACAGGGACCGCTGACAGCTGGGAACAGGACTGGACGCCGAAGCCACACGACCGCGAAACGAAACTGGTCGCGACGGACGCGACAAAACAGTTCGCCCGACTGGACCGACCCGAACAGCCGCCCGCAGGCGCAGGCGACACGACGAAACAGCGCATACACCGAATCGTGGACTTTTTCGGCTGGACCGGAACCGTGATCGACCCGCCGACAGGGTCAGGGACCGCGACGCTACAGGCGACGACGCTCGCCCAGTCCGCCTGGGAACTGTTGAACCGCACACTGGACGACGAACTCGGTTACGTCTACGTCACGACGAAAGGCGAACTTCGCTGGCTACCGCGTTCGACGTGGTCGACGACCGTTCCGCCGTCAGTGACGCTGGGCTGTGATGTCGGTTACGACGTCCTGATAGACGCGACCCCGTCCGCGCTGGATCGGCAAATGCGAAACGCTGTCTATGCGGCGCGCACAGGCGGGGTAGCGCAGTCGGCGACGTCGCAAAGTTCGATTGACAAGTATGGGCGCTACGACTACACGCGCACAGACCTAGGGTTAGCCGACGACGCGCAGGCGGGCGTGTGGGCGACGACACTGGTGACGCTGTACGCCTACCCACAGGTCACGCTGGACGATGTCGTCATGCGACCCGACGTCGACCCGAAACCGTGGAAGGCGTGGAAGTCGATACTCGGTGTCACGCCCGTAACCGACATCGTCCGCGTTCACTGGTCGCCGCCCGACATACCGACACATGTCGTCGACGTCAATTCGCGTGTGTTCGGCATCGCTCACGACATCACACGCGCCGCGTGGGAAGTGAAATGGCAACTGGTCAACAGTCGCCCAGCGGCGCAGGCGGGCGCTGTGTTCACGATGGGACCGCACCCCCAAGACCGCCTAGATAGCAATTTCGTACTGACAGCCGCGTAAAGGGGAACGAAACATGACCGGACAGAAAACCTGGGCTATCGGCGAAGAAGTTCTAGCGACCGATTTCAATAACTACGTTCAGTCTCAGGTCACCGCGCAGTTCGCGAACGCCGCCGCCCGCGACGCCTGGTCAAGTCCGCCGAATGGCGCGCTGTGCGTCACGCTGGACGACGGTGTGCTATGGCAACGTGGCCCGACCGCCTGGCGTAAACCCTGGGCGTCGCCCTGGGGTCGCGTCGGCGAAGCGGTAGCGGTAGCTGACCACTTGACGTTTACAACAGTGATGACAGCTATCAACGGAATGAGCATCACGTTTACCGCGTTCGCTGGGCGGCTGTATCGGGTCTATTTCATCGTCGCCGCCCGACAGAACACCGCGAACGGTGTTCAGGCGTTCCAAATCTTCGACGGCACGACAGGCGCGTCGGTCATCCAGCGAATGGGCGTCGCGGGCCTGTTCGACGCCGTACAAGGCGAACTGTTGCTCAGCTGGCCCGCTGGGGCGCGGACCCTGTCCGTTCGGGCGAACGTTGCCGCAGGATCAATGGACATTCTGTCGGCGTCCGCTTTAAGCGGTCGCATTTACGTTTCCGACATCGGCCCGACAGGGGTTCCGGTATGACTGGCCGCTACTTGACCGAAATGGCCGACGTGTTACGCGCCGCAGGACTACACGTCGAAGAAGTCGACGGCTGGGAAACCCGCGCCCGTTCCTCGGGCGGCTACGCCGAAGGGCGACCGTGGGTCGTCATGTGGCACCACACAGCCAGCCAGGCGTCGCCCGATAGCGACATCGCCTATATCGTCGGCGCTGACACCGCGCCGATATCGAACCTGTACCTAGACCGCACAGGCTGTATCCATGTCATCGCCGCAGGCGCAACGAACACGAACGGGAAAGGCGGGCCACAGTCGTTCACGCGTGGCACAGTCCCACTAGACAAAATGAACGAATACGCCGTATCCATCGAAGCGGCGAACAGCGGGCTAGGTGAACCGTGGCCCTGCGAACAAATCGACGCGTTCTTCGCCGCGTCAATCGCCCTGACGAACTGGCTGGGCCTATCCCCGTCCGATATTTCCAGCCACGCGGGCTGGACGACTCGCAAGATCGACCCAGCGACCGCCGCCGCCGTACAGGGACCGTGGAAACCGCGATCGGTCAACACGTCGGGAACATGGTCGCTGGACGACCTACGCCACGAAGCAACACGCCGCGCCACCACAGCCCCATCACCCACCCCGCCTACGGAAGAAGACGACATGACCGCAGCGACACTCTGGCGACCGAAAGGTTACGTAAACACGTTCCTCATCGGCGCTGGTTCCACCATGCATGTATCCGAAGCTGTCTACACATCACTGACCGCCCGCGGGGTTCCCGTAGTGGTCGAAATGCATCCACAGATGCTTGAAACGTGCCTGTTCCAAACCGGGCTGACCGAAGCGGATTTGGTCCCTGGCGGCGGCTGACATTGCCAGACTCAGGGATACACAAACCCAGCCGCGACTGGGTCGCGTTGACACTCGCAATCGGGCTGGCGACCGCCGTGAACCTGATAGTCGTCGGCGTCCTACTCGCCGCCTACTACCGCGGCCAGAAGACAGGCGACTACTCACTATCCGAAAACGCGACACAGGTACTCATCGCCGCATTCGGCGGAATGATCGGCGTCATCGGCGGATACGTCGGCGGTAGCTCAGTAGCGAAAGCGACGACCGTGTCAGCCGAACGCGACCAAATGCTGTTGAACGCCCAGCCGATACCCGACGACAACGCGGTCCAACATGTCGACATCGTCGGGACCGTCGAAACGACAGAAGCGACGCCCGACGCGTGACAGGGTTCGACTGGTCGAATCTGAACGTCGCCGCCGCGTTCATACTCGGGGCGGTCCTGGCGACCGTCGCAACCATTCGCATCGTTCGCGCTGTGTCGGCGACGATGCGCGACGAACGTAAGAAAGACCGCGACAGCTAGGACCGTGTCACGTCGCGCAGCATCGCGGCTGTCTGGTCACGCCACACGAACAGCGCCGCCAGCGCGGCCACAGGAACCTTTCCCGAAGGTTTCGCCAGCTGTTCGACAACAGGAAGAACGATGTCGTCAACAGTCCACGGTCCAACATGACGCGGGGCGGTGTCGGGTTCGTGTGGGACGACGTCGACCGACTGGCGCGGCTGACGTCCAATCGTGACGGGTCCGTCCGCGATGCGGTGTATCACTCGCCCGACGACAGGTAGGGACATATCGTCGGGGTGGCGCTGTCGGATATGCGACGCCGGATTTCGGTACACGCCGCCGCACAGGTCGCAGCGGTAACGTCCTGATAGATCGCTTCCATCAGTCCTCCCACTCTTCGAGCTCTTTGCGGATCGCCTCGAGCAGCGCTTGGCGAGCTTCCTTTGACGGCGGCATCAACGAGAAATGACCCTCTGGCCGTTTCCAACCCCAGCGGGTCTCGGCCAGCGCCGCCATCGTCGAGGCGGCGGTCATGAACTTGTCGAGGCTGGTCTGCAGGATGATCGAGCCTTCGATGTCGGCTGAGATGATCATCACTGAGGGTTCGCCGGATTGCATTCCCGCCTCGATGACGCAGAACGTCATCGCCTGGTTGCCCGACAGATCGATGATCGGTTGCGGTAGGTCAGGCAGCGCGGGTGGGTCAGCCTTGCCTTGAGCCAGAATGCGCGCTTCCATCAGTGCACCACCTCCCGGATCGAGTCGATGCACTTCGACTCGGCGAGACCGCCGTGTTCCCGACGGGCGTAGGCCGCGTCGAGCTCAGCGATCGCCGCCTTGACACCGTTCAAGCGGTCGACCGTACCCACAGCGCGACGTCGGGCGCGTCAGGTAGGTCTAGGGCCAGTCGGTTCGTTAGATGTCCGTCGACAATTTCGGCGCGTAGCGGTACACCGTTGCGGTGTGCGAGGCCCAGAACCCAGCCGACAAATTGCGCGTGTCGAACGTTCATCTACTGCGACCGCCGTGGGGGGGGGGGGGGGGTCTGATTGCGACGTTCGCAGGCGGCTACGAACGCGGCGACCGCCGCAGGACGAAAACGAATCGTGTGGTAACCCAGACGCACCGACGCCAGCTGACCCGAACGGGCGTAGCGTTTCACGGTTTCAGGCGACACGCTCAGCATCGCGGCAACCTGGGCAACGGACAGTAATCGGTCATCTATGGGCCTACCCCTTTCACCCGAACAGGTCATGGTCAGCGACGACCCGTAAGTAAGCGGACAGTAAGAACCCCCACCCCCTGAACACTAGGCGCTACTGGCTGTCACTGTCTACTACCGCTGTTCTACACACTTTCGTTACACACTGGCGGGTTCGTTCGGCGGAAAAGTGCCCCTGACCAGGTGGGCGTGACAGGAATCGAACCTGCGACTTCTACCGTGTCATGAGACACAACAGCCCAGTTCAGGCGTCACGAACAGGGGATTTCTACACACTGATAGCTACTATTTGTCCTGGGGTGATACCCGCTAGTACACACAACTACTACACACACAGGACACAGGAACCATGAACGAAGCCACGCCGAAATGCCCGCACGTAACAGCCGACCACTACAAGCCTTGCGCACAATGCGCCGCCAGGAAGGGACGGAACCGATGACCGCGAAGAAGACAGCGGGTCGCGCCCGCCACGGTCAAGGGTCCATGCGCTACGACGCGACACGCGACCTGTGGGTCGCACAGGTCACTATCGGCGGGAAGCGAAAGACCGTCGCCCGAAAGACACAGCGCGACTGTCAGACCGAACTAGACAAAATCATTTCGGCGATGCGCGCGGGCGAAGTCGTAACCCGTCGTGTCGGGCTGACCGTCGCCGACGTCCTAGACCACTGGCTAACCGTGTCGCTACCAAACGAAATCGCGGTCAGCGGGAAAGGCGACGCGCCAGGAACGCTAATCAATCATGGCGCGTACGTTCGTCGCCTGACCGCCGTCATGGGAAAGCGACCCGTCGCGAAACTGACCGTCGACGATGTCGAACGGGCCTACGCGGTCATCGCGAAAGGGTCCGACAAGAAACCCCGAAAGGCGGTAGGCGACGACTACCTACGACGAATGCGGGTCACGCTGTTACGCGCCATGAAAGACGCCCGCCGTCGCCGCGTCGTGTCGGACGATGTTGTACGCGTCGTGTCGGACGCGATGATTCCCGCGGCGCTGACCGCGGCGAAAGGCGAACGCCGCGCGTTGACCGCCGACGAAATGCGGTCGCTATTGACCGCCAGCGAACCCCGTCGCTTACACGCGCTGTTCCTACTGGCGTTGTCGTCGGGTATGCGCCCAGGCGAACTGCTCGGGCTGTACTGGTCCGACCTACACCTAGACGAAGACCTGTCGGGCGACGTCCCGTATCTGGAAGTGAATCACGCGGTACAGCGACAGGCGAATAACCGCTTCGCGGTAGTCGAAGAACTGAAAACGGCGGGTTCGTATCGCGCCCTAGAACTGTCGCCGACAGTCGTCGCCGCGCTACGGGCGCACAGGGTCGCCCAGAACGTCGAACGACTCGCCGCGTCGTCATGGCCGAACCCAGACCTAGTGTTCGCGTCGACCCGTGGAACGATCCTGAACCCGTCGAACGTCCGTCGTGAATTCGCCGACGTGTGCAAGCTGGCTGGCGTCGCGAAGATCGTCCCGAACGAAACACGCCACACGTTCGCGACGATGCTGGCCGAATCGAAGATGAACACGTTTCAGATAGTCGACATTCTGGGACACACGAACGACCGCATGATTAACGCCCACTACCGGAAGAAGCGAAAGGGAATCGTTCGCGGGTCGACCGCTGTTGTCGACCAGTTCCTAGGGACCGCGAAATGACCGCCCGCTGGCTAACGCGGGTAGACCTGACCGACACCGAACTAGGCGCGGTAATCACCGCGCTGAACTTCGCGCTGATTTGCGAAGGCGAAGTGTTCATAGACGAAGATGGACACGACGACGACGAACAGGTCGCCGCCGCTAGCGAACTACTCGGCCGACTACTAACGCGTCGTCGTCGGTCGTCAGCGAATTAACGACGTGACGAAGCGAAAGACCCCGCCGCCCGAACCGCCCGAACAGTCCTACGCGTCGTGGGCTATCGAACAGGTTCGCAAACGCCGCGGTCCATGCCCGCACCTACGGACGCGCCCAGACATCACTGGCCGACACGGCG